AACAAGGCCCGTACAGAGTCTGCTAAGGTACAGGCCGTATCTACAGTCATTGGCAATGGGCAGCCTACTGGAGTACTCGCTGGGATGTTTGGTGGTGATGTACAGAAGGCACGTAATGCTGTGCTGGATAAGTATCCTGATACAGTGCTGGGTAACGCGCAGTTGCTTAGTTATGGTATGACTGCCAAGGATGCATGGGCAATAGACCAAGCTCAATCACGCATGTCTAATAATATGGCAACTACACTGGGTACCTTAGACCAGCTAGGTGAAGATGGGCAGGTTAGTGTTGACAATCAAGCCACTATAGCTGCTTGGATACAGCACTACAATACCACTACTCCAGTAGGTAAGATGGCCCTGCTTGATAAGGTACCGGCTGAGTGGCGCGGTATTGTTCAGAGTGCAGCAGCACAGGGTCCTAACAATGCCTCTAATATCCTTCTGGATGACTTTAGACGCTTTGCTAACAATAAGGCATCTGGTAGGTATGATGATGTAAAGGTACGACCTACAGAGAAAATGCTGGACGCTAGTGGTGCCTCTAACTGGTTCACCTTTGGTAGTGCTGCTGATGACCAGCGTGTAGAAGCACGCACCGCTATGTCTGAGGAATATAACTACCTGTACCGGAATAACCCAGAAGCTCTACGCGGTAAGGCTGAGTCTGATATTAACACAATGCTGGCAGGTAATGTACAGGCCCGCAAGCTGGAGATTCAGGTTTCAGGCAAGTCAGTGCATACCTATCTGCCAGCTGGTACAGATATGCGTAAGCTTATGGGCGGCTATACTGGTGCCACAGAACAGTTCAACTCAACACTTCAAGACTATGTACAGTCCGCTGTAGATGGTCTGGTGGACCCAACTAAGCTTGACCATGTAGTGCTGCAAGCTGGTACAGCTGGTTCTGGTGGTCAGAACATGACTGTTACTGTGTTTGATAAGCGGGGAATCTTCCAGAATTACTCCCTTAATCTGGGGCAAGTTCAGGAGGCCGCACAAGCCAACTATGACCAAGCCTTACAGGGTAACATTAAGCTGGGGGAGGCCAAGGCTGGAAGCCGTGTAGTGGCGTTCTATGACCACGATGCAGGACGCACTATACAGATGAATGTGGACGGCTTTAATACGGTAGGGGTGGCTCCTGATGTGTTCTCAGATATCATAGGCAGCACTATGCTGTATGAGGGGTACCGCGCCACTAAGGGTAATGGTAGTGTAGGGTTTGGTCTGCACGACAACTCAGGTATGCCTGTACCTAAGAACCTGACACCTGCAGATGCTGCTAGCGTACTAAAGACCAGCATGGAGAAGCAGTACATTCCCAATGCCACTAAGCAGATGCGCTCTGCTGGGGTGGCTGATAGTGAATATGCTTTAAAGCTGCTAACTGACTTGAACTATCATGGCGGTAATGGAAGTAGTGGGCCTGTAGCTGAGGCTATGGGAGAGTACAGGAAGGTTATGGGTAAATATAACTTAGATTATATGCGTTCATCCGGCCTAGGTGCCCCACAGGATGTAACTATGGCTATCAATAAGCTAACTTCATCTCTGCATGACCAACCTGCTTACAAGCAAGCCCAGCCTAAACGCAAGGCTTACTTAGAACAGAACCTAACAAATTGGATGTTTGATTCACAGCTTAAATAGTATGGGGCTACGGCCCCTGCTTTATCACAGTCCTTTGGAGATTAATATGGCTCAATTTTTAAATCAAGAAGCTGACCCTAAAGTAAAGGACTCTGCTAAGGTTGCAGATACTCTACCACAAGAGCCTGCTAGAATAGATTATGACAATGCTACAGACCTAGGCTTAAATGCCCTTGAGCGTGCAACTATTGCTGCTGAGGCTATGACACCTACTGTTAGCTCTGGTACTAGCTTCATGGCTGGTATGGGTAATAGCATTATGGCTGCCGCCCTGCGCAAGGCAGGTGCTCCTAGCTTTGATGCTGACTACAATTTCAATGCACAGCAAACCTTATATAAAGACGAACGTGCCAAGATGTACTCTCCAACTCAAGAGGAGATTACTTACTTACACGGTGCAGTCAGTCAGGATGACTATGAATATCGCATGGAGGACATGCTTAAACAGCGCCGTCGCAATGAAGACATGATGTCTAACCCTATTACGGGGATTGCTGGCAGTATCTTAGGGGATGCCCCTTTCATGGTGATGCCTATGGCTGCTGCCGGTATTACAGGCAGAGCAGGGCTTGCTGTACGTACTGCTATTCGTGCTGCCGATGTAGGTACTGCTGCTTACGCTAGTGACCAGCTAGGGCAGTCTAATGCTGTATTAGCAATGGTGGCCGGTGCTGCTGGTGTAGATGAACTGTTTGATGTAAGTCGCACGCTAAAGGCTGTACGAGCTGCTAAGGCAGCTACCGCTACAGACGCTGTAGATACTCTAGACAATGCTGCTACAACGCCGCTAAAGCCTGCTGATGCAGCTTTAGACACTGTTACCGATGCTGATGCTCCAACATTCAGAGGTGCTGCTGATACCGTTGTACCTAAGACAACTAAAGTTGATGCAACCATTAACAGTGTTCAGGAACTGCATGCACGTAAGTTAGCACAGCCTATTACTATTCGTAAAGGGGATATTGCTGGTGTAACTCTAAAGGGCGCCGATATAACTGAGCACCTGCTTGCCAGTGGGAAGTTAAATCCTGCCGCTAAGGCTATGCTGAATCAGATACGTGACCTAGTGGGTGATGTAGATGTACACGTACGCGCTGACCCTAGTATCCGTAGTCACTTTAAAATCCCAGAAGGTTCTGCTGTACCCACGGATGGTTACGTAATGCTTAGAGCCCCCGCTGGATTAACAGGTAAGACAGTTAGTACTGTAGGTGAGCTGCTCAGTGGTATGGATGATAATCTATCTAATGTAGCAGTACACGAGCTGGTTCATGCAGCCACCGCAGTAGCGCTGCGTAAACCTGCTAATACAGCAATCAGAGCAGAGCTAGATGCCTTAGCTGTACGTATACAGCCAGTACTGAAAGAGTTAGATAGCAAGTACTTAAATTATTAAGCTAAGAGCGCTGACGAAATGCTAGCAGGTCTAGCTGATTCACCTGAATGGGTAGAGACGCTAGGGAATATACACCTGAGGGGTAATAAGTCGGTACTGCAAGAGATAGGCGAGTATCTGATGCGCGCTATGGGCTTCAAGGGTGATGATACCGCCTTGGCTCAGGTTGTTAGTAACTATGAGAAGTTACTGAAAAGCACAGCCACTGACTCAGGCAGAACAGTATTCCGCAGTGATGCAATGGAAGCATTGGGGGAGAATACCTCCAAGATTCAGAATACCGTTGAGGCTGCTAGCAGTATGCTAGACGGCGTTAAGCAGACACTCAAAACAGCTTTCTCTCTGTATGATAACATTGCACAGGGCGATAAAGAGCTAGCGGACCTGCTGGTATCTGATGGCGCTGCTGTTGGTGCACGCAAGGCCAGTGTAATTGATTATAAGCGTAACCTGTCCCTAGAGATGCAAGCGGCCGCTACTATGGTAGATGATGCCATTGTTAGTCAGTTAAAATCTCAGGGTGTGAACATGCTGGACCGTTTCTTTCAGAGGGGTAAGTTCAAGTCTGCCCGTGCTGCCTTAGAAGACCGTGTTGTTAAGTATCTGGATGATGCCTATACCAGCGAACTTAATGGTTTGCCTGTTAGTAAACCCGCGGAGGACATTGCTCCTATCATTAAAGCCTATAAAGAATCTGGCTGGGCAGGTCGCTGGTTTGACCATATCAAAGCCTCTGGGCTGGATAACGGCTCAGGACTGGAACGCTCTGATTACTACTTCCCGCGCGCATACAGCTATGACAAGATGCGCCAAGGTATTCACTCAGGGTTAGAGCTGAAACATTACAGAGGCCTGTTCAGGGCAGCTCTACGCGACATCTATCCAAATATTCAGGATGATATCGTGCAGAAGGCAGCTACTGATATAGCCGATGGCATTTACAACGGTAAGGCATCGCAGGGTCCGATGTGGACACGCTTCATTAGCGGTATGTCTAATGATGAGCTGGTGGAGGCTATGAGACAGGCTGGGATGGATGAGGATGCAGTTAAAGCATTTACTGATGCCAATACCTCAGCACAAGGAGCTACCTCCACAGCAAGGAACCTGCGTCAACGTAACCGCTTCAATATGACTAAGGAATATGTTGTGGATGGTCATGCCATGAAGCTATCAGACATTCTAGATACCGACGTAGCTCATGCTATGCATGGTTATACAAACCGTATGTCTGGACGTGTAGGCTTAGCCTACGCTGGTGTAAATGACCTCAAAACCATTCAGAAGACTATTCAGGTTGCTAAACACAGCCAGCCTGACCCTACAGCATGGGAGGATGTTGTGAATGACACAATGGACTTCATCCTAGGCGGTGCTCCTAAAGACTATCAGGGAACAGGTCTACGTGCCGCAACCAATATAGCCAATGCCGTCATGTTAAAGAACTCAGGGCTATATCAGTTGACTGATATGGCGTTAGCTATGAAAGAGTTTGGCATGAAGCGTGTATTCCGCGCTATGGTGAAGTCTCCGTGGTTTCAGGAGGGTAAGGTTACGTTTACTGATGGGGACATGTCCAGTCGCTTAGATTCAATCCTACGCGGTAATATACAGCGGGAGACTAAGTTCCGCTGGCTGGGGACATATGCTGATGACAATCTAGACTTAACACGCACAGCTCAGTGGTACAACGTTACTCAGAACATACGACAGGCTTCTATGCATGCTAATGGTATGAGTATGGTACATCGTATGCAGGTTAACTGCATGTCTGGTATTGTAGCAGATTCACTCAAGAGTATGCTCAAGGGTAGTAAAGATGAGTTAGCTCGTCTAGAACGCTTTGGCTTAGATGCAGACTCTGCTGCTCAAATGGCCGCTGCTTATGCTAAGAACCCAGAGAAGATGCTACCCATGCATTTACAGATGCAGATGGAAACAGTAGGTACCCGTATGATGGATTATCTGGTACAGGCTGTGCGTACTGGCGAGACATCTCACTTTGCACAGTTCAATCCTGTAGGTAAGCTCATCATAGGTTTTAATAGCTTTGGTATGGCTGCTACTAATAAGGTACTACGCCGAGGTTACAATGAAGGTGGTCTAATTGGTCTTGCTCATATCATGATGTACCAGTATCCAATGATGCTACTAGCCACTATGGCTAAGAATGCTATGGATGGTAAACCTGCACAGGATAAGCGTACCTTTGCTGACGCTGCTGCTGGTATGTCTGTACTGGGCGGGTTAACCGTACTACAGCCGCTGTTCACTGGAGATAACCCAAGACACTCGCTGGTTAGTATGGGTTACATTGTGAATGCTATTGGCGAGATGCAGAAGGTTGCTTCTGGTTCCTCTAATCTGAAAGACTTTACTAAACAAGTACCGCTGGTTCAGGAGTTTGTTCCTACCAGAATCCTTATTAACAATTTTGGAGATGAATAATGGCTTATAGCTGGACTGAGGGTACATATTCAGCGGGGGTGCAGAGCATCCCCTGCGATATTGAGTATCTGGATAAGAGCTACATTTATGTGTATCTGGACGATGTACTGACCACTGCATATACATGGTCTAGTGATACAACTATTCTGCTGAATGCAGCACTAACTGCCAGCACCACTGTGCTGATGGTGCGTCGCACTGACAAGGCTAACCTATACATTAAGTTTGTTTCTGGTGCTGCATTTACTGCAAGCAATCTGGATACACAGAATAAACAGTACCTGCACCTTGCTCAGGAAATGGTAGAGGGGCGTAGTATTGATGGGTTCTACGGTGAAATATCGCATAATGGTTATCGCATCACTAACGTAGGGACACCCACGGAAAGTACCGATGCTGTGAACAAGACATATGTAGATACTAGCATTGAAGCTACTGATACAGCTACACGTGCTTATGTAGATGATATAATTTTAGACTGGCAAACTGACTATACTACGCAGATCGCAGCGCACGAGTCAGAACATGATGCACAAATGCAATCGTTCGAGAATGATTTTGATGGGCGACTAGCGGGAATGGCGTTCACCCGCGTCGGGTCATTTACGGTGGGCGCAACGCTTACGGATATGCGCCAAGTCTTGATCTGGGAGGTTTCACAAGGAGGGGATGGACACGAATACGGGTGGGCTGGCTCATTTCCAAAAGTCGTAGCAGCTGGCGCAACACCAGCAACATCTGGCGGGATTGGAGCAGGAGCGTGGGTTGACAGAACGGACGTTACGCTGAGAAGTGAAATTAATATCATCGTTAAGCGTTTTTCTTCTGTTGCAGATATGTCGGCGGATACTTCGTTAACTATCGGGCAGAGCGTAGAATGGACTTCTTACTATTCCGGTTTGAACAAAGGTGGTAATCGCGGCGTGGTAGTAGCGGCAGGAAGCGGTGTCAGCGATGGCGGAAGATTTATTTCTATTGGAAACGGCCTTCAAGTAAAAGGTTTATTTCTTGATGGGCAATACACACCTGAACGGTTCGGTGCGTATGGGGATTACGATCCCGTCGCGCTAACTGGACACAATGATTACACGGCATTATTAGCATGTTTTGCAACTGGAAAGTGCAAGTTATCATCGAACACTAACTATAAATATGCAGGGACTGGAACTACGCCAAGACTAACGACATCACTGTTGTTAGAGGGGGCCTCACCTGCGGCAGTTGTTGCATCACAAACGTCTAGTATTATTTATGTCACCACACCTGAAGCGCCATTTTTTATGGGTGGAGTCCCATCTGTTGAATTTAAAAACATGGCATTTATTTGCAACAAACACGCACCGGCCACCGACAACACATCAACTACAGCCACAGATATGCAAACGTGTCAATTCAAAATGAGCGGTACGCATATCCGAGGAAATGCAGATGCGACAATACCATCTGACACTCATGCGAATACCGATTATCTACTAACAAGTGGTGCGACCTATGTTAGTGCGAAAACTATAACTGATTTTAGTCCATACAATACATACAACGAAGTAGGGGCTATGCATGGAAGAGGGCTTGTGCTGACCAAATGCCTCGATGCAAAACTAGAAGGGATGATATCTGGATTCGGCGTTGGACTGGTAAATTGGGGTTCAGACTTAACAAATATTGATAAATGCCGGATTAGTTCTAACGGCATAAACATCTATGACAAATATTTGGGGGCAGGTGCAGGCGGAAGTTACGGAACTCAGTTAAAAGTAAAGAATTCTGAAATTTTATATAACTTTAGAGCGCCGTGCATACTCCTTGATGGATCGAGAGTTGTCGATATTGATGATATTTATTATGAAGAGCGGTCACAGGCTGGCGTATTAATAGCCTCTCAGAACGCCAACTTCATGCTGAAATCATCAAGAATAGACGACACGTGGCATAGGGTTGCGAGCACCGACCAGCCGTTTATGCTAATTGATAAGTACACAGATGGAAATATCATTGAAGACAACGCTTGGTTTCATTTTTCTTCAAGTGTGCCTAAAGAAGTCCCAAATATTCGATTCATCAACACTCAAATAGGCGCATTACATAAGCGGCAGGGCTTTGTTATAAGAAAACAAAGAACAACAGTTTTCCCAAAACCTGACTTTAGCGATGCATCAAACTCGACATATATATGCACTTTTGATAATGACACCCTAAGTCCGTTTATACTTACACCAACAAATGTTTGGAGCGGAGTTGGCGTTGAGCACTCGCCGACCGTTCAAAATGGGTTGCTAACATTTTATAATCCCGCGTCTGTTTCAAAATATTTTACTGGTCGGCTAAAACTAAAATCATTATCTGACTCACTGACGATATACGGAAAAGCTCAAGTTCTGTCTGGGTCTAGCTTTTATGTATCGGTTAAGCTTATGGATAGTGCTGATCGGGTTTTGGCTGTCATAAAAGACGGACAGTGGTCGGGTGGGTTTAACACAACATCATTTATTACAGGAACATTAACTCTTGCTAATTTAAGTTCATACCCGAGCGCGTCTTATATTGAAATAGTGTGGCAAACAGACACCGCTTATGTGGCAGGATTCTGGCTGTGAAAACACTCTCAGTAACCTACGCATCAGCACCAAGTGCAGATCTTTTGATCCCTACGCTTGAGTTTAAAAATGAAGCAGCCGGAGTGATCCGGCTTGCTCAGTCTTTTAATGACTTAACAGCGACAACCGAGCTTGCTGAAACTGTCACTTTTATACAATCAGCTTGGGAAGTATCGCTACCGAATAAAGACGCGAAAATGGGGGTATGTCGTGGGTTTATTGCTCAAGAATTAGAATTAATAGACCCTCATTATGTTTATGAATGTGAAAAACAACCGTCCCAAGATTTTGCGATTAAATGCGTTAACCGTGACGCGTTAATTGCTGATCTGATAGATTCTATTCAACAATTACAATCCAGAATTGCCACATTGGAGGCTAAACAATGATTATGATGCTACTTAAAACGCTATTATAGGGTACCCTTATATGTCTAAAGCAGCCACAAAGAGCCGCCTAGCTGAACTGCACCGCATGTTCACAGAGGCTCTAATTGATGAGTTAAAACAGGCGGGGGTAGATGCTGTGCCCCTGCCAGCAGCCGACAAGTCAGTAATCGCGAAGTTCCTCAAGGACAATGAGATTACTGCGGATGCTGATTCCAGTGACATGAATGAACTCCGTGATGCGTTTGAGGATGAGCTAGCTGCTAAGCGTGCAGCTCGTGCTGCTGCCATCATGGAGCAGGTTCAGAGTAATGATGACTTAGAAGGAGTACTGTAATGCAGTTGAGTCCGCTTGTGGTATCCCGTTTGCAGATGATAGGCAAGCGGACAAAGGTGCTTAATCAGAACCCTAGGACTATTACTAAAGAAGAACGTGTTGAAATCAGCATGATGCTAGCTATTACATTGACTGAGTTCCGAGACTTTGCATATCTAGGTATGCAGTACCTCGGATTCAATCTAACAGATATGCAAGCTGACATTGCAGATTACATGCAGCACGGTCCACGTAAGCGCATGGTACAAGCCCAGCGGGGTGAGGCTAAGTCTACGCTAGCTGCGTTGTACGCTGTTTGGCGCTGCATTCAAGACCAAGGTACACGTATCCTTGTTGTGTCTGCTGGCGAGACGCAAGCATCTGAGGTAGCCACACTCATAAAAACATCCAACCCTTTCTGACTGAACACAAGGAGAACATTATCTCCTTGATTGATTGGGAATGTTAAAGCTGAGGTTGATGAGCTAGGGAACTGAACAGGGACGGAAAGGATTTCAGGATATG